ATACCGTTTCTTGCCCAAGATGGGGTGTTTTTGAAACATACAGGGCTTATGTCAGGACATTATTTAACTTCCGTTATCGGAAGTTTGACGCACAGCTCTTATCACAAGAGTATGTATTTGGAGTTGGTCCCCCGAAAATGGGAGACGCCCTTGGGAACTCTCCAAGATATGCACACCTATGAGATGTATAAGGGCTCAACCGAGTTGTATGTATACAATGATGATGGCGTGCAGGGGTGTATCGATAGCATCTCTGATTACATCTCATTCGATCGTCAACAGGCATGGTATGCTAGGTACGGAAGGGAAGTGACTACAGGGAAGAAAGATACCAATGGCAAGGTGAATTCAGTTTGTGAACTGTCTTTTTTGAAGAAGACACCTTTGCTGGTTAACGGAGTTTACTTGCCCCAACCTGACCCTGACACCATCTGTGGTATGTATAACTGGTATAGGAAGTCTGCTGTAACAAAGGATATGCAAATTGCGTCGAATTTTAACGACATTTTGCGCATGAAGTTTTTCCAGGGCAGAAACGAATTTGGGCGAGCTAGGAACATATTGTTGAAATGTATTCCCCAGTCACGTCAGTTCAACTTATTGACATATGACAAGTTGTTACAGGAGTGGAACACCAAGAATATGATTGGTGATTTCACGTTCGGTGGATTTTGATTCACTAAAGCCCGGAAAGTCAGCGCCATTAAAGACTGCCGACGGGAGACAACCCGATCGTTACTTACGAGAAGCAAACCTCTTTTCTATTAGCATACGGTTTAACTTTGTCCGAAAGTTGGATGACAGGCGTAGAAAAAGAGTTGGACAACCAAACTCACTGGTCACTGGGCGGTGATCAGTGTTTTACATAGTATAGCCTAACAATAACAATGAAAATAACAACGAAACGTCAGCTGAGGCTGACATTGGTTTAATGGAAGATAGCAGTATGGGCACAACCATTGTGCAAACAGCTGTTGTCGAACCGGTAGTCCCGTCAGCACCTTCTAGGTCGCTGCAAACAGATCTTGACTTTTCCTACGAGAAAATGCTCGAGAAATGGTTTAATATAGGAGAGTTTGTCATGAACACCACTGATACCAATGGGCAGGTGGTGTGGTACACAGACCTCGTCAGTAGTATAGTTAGAATCCAG